ATGACTCGAGTATATTATCATCACTCACATATCGCCCACCATAACGGGCAACACTCGAATAAATTTCTTCAAACCATCCACGCTTTTCTATTTGCCTGTATAAAAAGTTTGAAAATCTATCACGTAATCCCAAACTATCACCTCCTATCTATCTATAAATTTCATCTAAATATTCATCGAATTCCTCATCTGCAACAATTGGCTCCATCATATTGAGTGTCTCTTTATGAGCAATTAAAAAAGCCGCGAAACCGTCAATATGTTCCGGACTTTTCCTTTTGGATGGGGCTTTTAAATTGTTTATGTTTGTAACGATTTTTGCATTTGATGTGCAGAAAACAAATAATGGGTTATCTGTTATTACTGCAGGAACCGTTTTACCATGCAATTTTCGTTCCTGTAGAAGCAACACTTCAAAATCATCAAACGGTTCATTCATATGTGTTGGATATTGCGGTACTTCCACACATTCAATCCCGAGCATTTCCCATTTCTCAACAAGTTTTTCAGCAAATGCCGGGTCATAATTTATCTGTCTTAAATCAAATTTCTCAAATACCCATTTAATATATTCGTCAACCATATCTTCGTCAACCGTTTTACCTGGACACAGGGTAACAAATCCGTGTTCCGCTAGTTCCCGGTATGGTACATTCCTTTGCTGCTCTTTTTCTTCAATCCCAAATTCGGGGATAAAATACATTTGCTTAACTTTAAGTATAGGTGCGCCTTCATCATCAAAGGTAGGAAAATTAATATCAACACAAGTTAAGTCGGTTCGCCTTGATAAGTCCACACCAACTACACATGTTAATCCTTCTAACTCGCCTAAATCCTCAACCAACATCTTTTCGAGCTGATCCATTTCAAAATACGTGTCCGCATAGTTTACAAATACATCTAAGTGTTTAGACAAAAATTCGGCTCGATTAAAACTATTTTTTTGTGCTTCTTTGAATGCATTCTCCAAGAATTCCATATTAACCGATATATTAATATTTGGATTGACCATCCGCCATACTTTCCGGTCTGTCCAATCGTAATTTTTGTTTGGTTCGTAAATCATACCAAACCAAGAGTCGTCGTCATCATTTCTTACAACATCTTTAACATATGAATATATTTGAGCACCCAAGGACCCGGGTTGTTTACCGGCAGTCGTGGTAATAATGTTTAACGGTTCGTCTTGAGCAACTTGGGCAGAACGTAAATTGTCGAATTGCTCCCGGTCCATTTGAGCGTGGACCTCATCAAAATAATTTATATATGGGTTTTTTCCTTCGTTTCCTGCATTGTCTTTTGTTAAGACTTTAATAGTATTAGCATACTTGATTCCATCCTCGACAAAGGTATATTTGATTGACCTTATAGTGTCCTCTTTTCCTTTATAGATTCGGGTCCCGGGACGTAAATCCGGACTGTTTTCGATTGTCAACGCAATTGGAATAGCAGCGTTTTGACATTGTTCAAATGTATTCGCACTGATATAAATATCGGCGCCTTTCACTCCCTCGCCATACATCCCGTAGATGACCGGCGAACCACCCATGATGGTTTTCCCGTTTTTCTTCGGCACTTGCAAATAAACATTTCTGATGACTCGGACGGCTTTTCCATCGTCATTAAATTTTTGCCATCCATAAATATTGGCAAAAAAGAAACGTTGCCACGATTCAAGAATTAAAGGTTGACCGGCCCATTTTCCTTTCGCATGTTTCAAAAAGGTTTCGGTAAAGTAAAGCATGGCATTGGCTTTTTCCACATCAAACCAAATATCTTTACGTTTCTGCCATTTCCGATATCGTTTAATGACGGTATGAATAGATTTTGGATATAAATCAGGGTTTTTCTCGACTTCATCAGCAAATATATCAGCATAGTTTGTTTCAAAATCAATCATCTGGACATCCTCTGCCTAAACTGAATGAGCTTATTATTTTGAGGAACTTCTTCTTTTTCCTCTTCTTCCTCTTTTTCAAGTAAAACCCCTGACTTTTTGATTAGTTCTTTATTTTTTCCATCCAGTCCTAGTTGACCAAGATATTTAGCTAATTCCTTGCGAAGCTTTTCATTTTTGTTCTCTTTATACTCTTCATAAGCATCCAAATAAATTTCAATTAAAAAATCAAGAGCCGGTGAATAGGTGCCGGCTTCAATTAATGCTTCTATGATTTCTTTTTTACGTTTGGAACGGACATTCGTTGTATTTCTCTTTTTCGTTGTATGTTGTTTAACAATTCCTATTTGTTCATTCCATTTATCGCGACCTTTCCAAACAGCGACTTTTCTCTCATCTAAGCCTAGAATATTCGCAATTTCTCTATTTTTGATTTTTCCACCATGTTCTTTAAAAAGTTCAAATGCTTTCTCTCGATTCGGGTCTTTTTTTCGCGGCAACCTATTCACCTCCCAAAATGTTGTAGTAAAATAATGTCAAAAATTCTTTTGAGGTGCGCGTTTAGGCCCTCGCTCCCTATCCTCCCAAATGGTCCATTTTTTGTTTTTGGGTAGGGGGGATAAATTATTTTAATAAAACATTCCAATCAAATTTATTTTTCTTTTTATACTTCTCCATTGTCTCTTTCTCCACTATTGGATGACACTTGTTGCATAATAAAATAATATTGTCTGAGTCAAGTCGCTTCGATGGGTCAATTTGTATTGGTACAATATGATGTGCATGTGCTTGCTTACCAAACACAAACTTCCCACATCGCTGGCAACATCCTTTGTCTCGTTCGTAAACAAATGATACTAAGTCCTTCCAGTCCCGTGTCCGGTAAAAGGACTTGTTCTTACTGTAGACTGGTTTCTTTTTGTATCTGCGTTTATGATTCTCACAATAACGACCGGATGATATTAGAGTCTTACAACCTTGTTCAGCACAATATTTCATTTTGTATCAGTTGACTTAGCCTTTGTTGTTTTTGCTGTTTTAGTTTTTTTAGTAGGTTCCGTATCAATTTCTATTTCGTTAGCTAAATCAACCCCACCTATAACTATTATTTTCTTTTCAGTGTCCCAATACTCGATATGTCCTGTAAATGTTTTGCGAATCGGAATTAACACCTTTTCACCCTTCCTTTCACTCTTTTGTACGTATCACGATTAACGCCCATTAATTCCTCTATTTCCTTTCGCGATAGATTTTTAGGCTTGTGTCCAAAGACTTCCTTTGATGGAGGTTTCTTTCTTTTAACGAAAGCATTTAACTTTTGCCTTTGATCATTGCTTATAAGTTTGTACACCTTCATAACTGCTCCTCCCCTTTCAAAATAAAAAAGCACTCACTAATGAATGCTTTTAAAAAACCCTTGCAACTATATTTCTTTAATATTTTCTTTAATATTTTCTTTAGCACTTTCGCATATAATGTAGGAAAAAATTTCACTGTCCTCTACGTAGAGTACAGAACTGTCCACTAATTAGAGTACAGAACTGTCCACTAATTAGAGTACAGTAAGACTATCCGCTAATTAGAGTACAAACAATAGTTCTCGTTATTATGAACATTAAAAAAGAGTAACCCATTTAAGCTACTCTTTATCTCTCTCTTCAATAATTTTTTCAATTAATGTTAATGCCTTGGCTATGCCTGTAAGATAACCAAACATATGAGTCACTAGATGATCTTCCAAATAATCATCTGATGTTTTAATAAAAAATTTCTGTCTCTCAACATACTTATCAAATAAATCTTCTAACTGATTATACAGTTTTTGTAAGTCGTCCATATCCAACACCTCTAAAATTATTATAAGGTGTGGAAGGATAATTATCATCAATAAAAAAGGAATTAACCTCTTTTGGTCAATTCCTCATGTTATTATGCTAACACTTAAAATTCGTTGTGAATTATATTTTATTATGAAAAATTTACGAAAAAAATATTATATTTTTTCCTCATTAATGATAAAATGATTTGTGTACACATACAAAAACGTTAGACCAAAGAAAGAAGGTGCACTATGAAAAGGAACATTGTCGAGGAATATGGTATTTCTCATATTGTTAATTACTTGCGACGGTCAAGGCAGGATGAAGAACGCGAGAAAAAGACCGGCGAAGATACGCTACATGAACAAAAAATGCTTATGGATCGGGCTCTTTCTGAATATGGTATTCCATACGAACAGAAGTCTGAAATAGGGTCCGGAGATAAGATTTCTTCTCGTCCTGTGTTTCAGCAAATAATTAAAGACTTACAACATGGAAAATATGACGCAATCGCAGTAAAAGAAATATCTCGATTGGGCCGCGGATCATATACAGACATGGGAACCATCTATGACTTAATCACCCAAAAGAATATCTATATCATAACACCTTGGAAAGTTTACGATCCTAAAAACCCGTCAGACTTGCGGCAAATTCGATTTGAACTATTTATGTCTAGGGAAGAATTTGAAACAACTAGAGAGCGACTCAATGGAGGAAGATTTAATGCTGCAATGGAAGGAAAATGGGTTTCCGGATCCGCTCCATTTGGCTATCAATATAACCCACACACAAAGCGTTTAGAAATCAATGAAGATGAAGCCGAAATTGTTCGAACAGTTTTTGATTTTTATGCGAATGGAATCCTTGTAAACGGCGAAAGGAAATTAGTCCAATTTAGGGCGTTATCGACCTATCTAAAAAGAATCGGTATTAAAACACCAAAAGGTAAAGATACATGGCACCCAACTTATTTAAGAACATTCTTGTCAAATGAAACGTATAATGGCACTCTAAAATTCCGTACAACTAAAAGAAAGCTGAATAGCAGTACGCAAGTTCCTAGACCGGAAGACGAATGGATTATTGTCGAGGACGCTCATCCGGCAATAATCGACCCTGTAACGTGGGAAAAAGTGCAGTACAGAATTAATAACCGCGACACAACGAACACGAAATTAGACTTTGATCCTTGTGAATTGGCTGGTATATGTGTATGTGTAGAATGCGGTCATAAATTAATTAGGCAATATAGCACACAACATTACAAAAAAACCGATGGAACCGAAACGGTATATCACAAAGAATTCCTGTGGTGCAGGACACCCGGTTGTACTTTTGTAAAATATCGTAGCATAGAAGAAGATCTACTAGAAACGTTAAAATATTTAAGTGAGTTGGATGATCATTTACTAAACGAGCAAATCAAAGACATAGTAATAAGTAATTCAAAAAAAGAAACAAATGCAGATGAACTTAAAAAGCAAGTTGAAAGCAGAAAGCAAGAACTGAATCGCCGTTTGAAGTTTGTCCACGAAAAGTATGAAACAGGCGTGTATGATGATGAAGAGTTTATTCAAAGACGTAATGAATTGAAGAAGGAAATTGAGGAACTTGAACAGATAAAAATTGATGTACCGGACGAGAAAGAATCTATAGAACCGAGATTTATAAAAACACAAATAAAATCAATTTTAGAAGCGTACCAAGCGTCTAAAAATAAAAGTGATAAAAATAAAATACTCCGAGCAGTATTTGACCACGTTGATGTAAAAATTCTTGAAAAAGGTAGAGGACGTAAACCGGCTGTACATCAGATAACCCCTTATTTAAAAAGTAGTTTTTTGTCGCAAAAAAGAGCTTGATTAAATGGGCTCTTTTTGGTATTATGAGTATACAAACAACTCGTCAGCTGAGATAAGTGCGAACCTGCCTGCCTTAAAGTTTCCTTCTTGCGTTAGAGACAGTAAGTGCCATAAGAACTTTTCATCACATTTTAACATTTCCTGGAATTCCATCATCCCGCGATTAGCTTTGTTCAATTCTCCATCAAACCGATATGCACGCGGATCTGATTCCGAACCGTACTCGGCTATCGTCGAAAAATCAATACTTCCTGTGAGGTCGGCAATATCTTGTGATTTCGGGTCGGACGGGCTAAATGTACCGATACCGACGCGACGGTCTTCTGAGAAAAAGATCCGTTCCACTAACACATCCTCAATCCGTCCCCCGTATTCTTGTTCAAGCCTCATCATATTAAGCGGTGACAGATTTCCTTCGATTCGAATCCCATACTCTTCATAAAAATCTTCCCGTAAATGCGGAGGAATGAGGTGAAGTGGATCTTCATGCATCGGGCAGCCTTTAATTGCAAATACGGCACCGCGATCCGTTCTCGAATATTGTTCAAGCCCCCGTTTCAACATGGTCACTAGCGTTGATTTTCCGCCACTGACAGGACCCATTAATAATAAAATTCGTTTCCTGACATCCAGACGTTTTGCCGCCGGATGAAAATATTCTTCAACCAACCTTTCCAGAGCTGTTTCCAACCCGTATAATTGCTGGCTAAAAAATTTATATCTTTTTACACCGTCAACCTCTTCAACACCGGCATCTTTAATCATATTGTATACCCGAGAATGAGCAGATTGGGCAATCCACGGTTTTTCTTTTACCAATTCCAAATACTCAGCAAAGGTACCTTCCCATTTAAGTTTTTCCTCCTCTTCACGATATTTGGTAACTTTATCTAATATACCCATATAGTACCTCCCTAATATTTCTAATGATAATGCCAAAAAATTAAAATTGGCAGCTTTTGTAAGAGCAACTTTGCCTTCACATTTAACTATATTTACCTATAAATATATGAACATGCTGTCAAAATGATGATAAATAATATGAAAAGTTTCCTTTTTAATAAAAATTAACGAACATTCTGTAGATAAAATTTATATGCCGCATTATAATAAATATGAGTATATGAACGATAGGGGGATGAAAAATGGGAACTGTCTTAATTCTTTGTGTTTCGGCAGCATTTTTAGTTGCTATCTTTACGGCGGGCTATGAGGATCGACCGCGTACATATAAGAAATAATATGTTTGGGGAGAAATTTAATAACATTTTGTATGCCAAGTTAGGATAAGTAATTAATTTACTTATAAATTTATCAATCAAATGTTGTATTTAATCTTAAATTAAATTTTGCTTTAAATAGCTAGACCATCTTAAACATCTAATTTTACTGAATTTCAAATGTATATGGTGATTTACTTAAAATCACTATTCCTTCAACCTTAGTCTTTATGCTGAATACATTTGTATCATTTTGCAGCCACCGTCCTGAGCCACATGATCACGGAATTGGAAGAGTTTCCGTGACCATGTGGCTCAAATTAATCAACCTATGAAAATACACTTAATCTAAGATAGTGGACTAGGTTGGAGTTAGATATTAAATTAAAATAAATAAGAAAAATTAAAAGTAAGGAGTGGAGTTACCTTATGGAAAAGAGAATAAAAGTGTCGACAGGGTCTTCTTGGGAACCGGTTGTTGGGTACAGCCGAGCAGTGCGCGTTGGAAATCGTATTGAAGTGGCAGGGACAACAGCTGTAAGAGATGGAAAACCAGTTGGTCTTAATGATGCCTATGCACAAACTGTTTGCGCTTTAGAAATTATTAAGGAATCCCTCGAAAAGCTTGGAGCTAAATTATCTGATGTTGTTCGAACAAGAATGTTTGTTACTGACATATCAAAATGGGAAGAAATCGGGAAAGCCCACGGCGAGTTTTTTAGAGATATTCGGCCAGTAGCCACGATGGTAGAAGTAAAGTCTCTTATTGAACCAGAACTTTTGGTTGAGATTGAAGCAGAAGCAATTGTAACCGAAGAGGAATAAACGGATCCATTCCGCCGTTTTTTCTTGAAGTATTTTTTCACAACTTAGCTTTAGCAAATCACCCCACTTTTGCGGGGTCGCAAAACAGATTTTTAATCTATGTAAAATTTCACTCTGTTCATTTCAACAGAGATTGGGGTAAAGAGAAGATAATAAGAAGGAGCGCGAAAGTTTGAAAATGACTTTCTAAAGCGCTCTTTTTATGTTATTTCATGTAAAAACGGCTCTATCAAAAAACTATTCGTTATTTATTCAAATGATGCTTTTTGATAAAGTCATGCATATACATGCGATTTTTCATTGCAAATGTTGCCGAGACTTGACCAGTCCAACTGTCATTCCGTTTTCCGTTTGTCCTTTTATTATAATAGTCTTGGATGGTCTTGTTATATTCGTTCAGTTGATTTA